GATTCATTGAAGAATTTTCTAATAACTGCCGTTTCATTCTTACATGTAACTTTAAGAATAGAATCATTGAACCACTACACTCACGGTGTGGCGTTTATGAATTTAATACTTCTAAAAAAGATATGGCGGGTCTTGCCGCGCAATTCATGAAACGAACCACTACGATTCTAGAAGATGAGGGTATTGGTTATGATCAAATGTCTATCGCAGACTTGATCATGAAATTTGCACCTGATTGGCGTCGGGTACTAAATGAACTACAAAGGCACAGTATTGGTACAAAATTCATTGATGATAGTGTACTCAAAAACGTTAAAGATAAAAACTTTGATGATCTCTTTACACATTTAAAAACAAAAGACTTTAAGAAGATGCGTAACTGGGTTGTGAACAATATCGACACTGATGCGTCTGCAATTTTTAGAGGTATGTATGACAGAATGAGTGATAAGATTGACGCAAGTTCAATTCCTCAGTTAGTTCTAATTCTTGCAGATTATCAATATAAGAATGCCTTTGTTGCAGATCATGAACTTAACGTGGTCGCTTGCTTGACGGAGGTAATGGCTAATGTCAAATTCAATTAGATTGACGCTTTATACACAGACAGATTGCGTTTTTTGCGAGATCATGAAATCCAAACTGGATGATTGGGGTTGTACATATCAAGTTGTGAATATCAAAGAAAATAAGAATGCTCTTAATTTCATGAAATATCAGGGACATAAAACTGTGCCTCAACTCTACTGGAATAAAGTTCATTTGAATAAAGTTGATACAAATGACTTTACCAAGAAAATTCTAGAAGAGCAATTGGATCTAGATAACTATGCAGGTGGGGTAGAATACTTTGGAAAATAAAGATACCACTACATTCATCATTGCAATGATTCTAGGATTTATGTGTAGCTTTCATTCATTATGGCTTGGATGGGTCGCAGGTCTAGGAGTATATATCTTTTTTAGTTGGGTACAGCGTGGCCCATATAATGGTTGGGATAAGGATCAACTATGAATCCATTTGATTATTTAAATGCAATTAACGATACCAAAAAAGATATTATGGTTGATGACATTGCTGAAAAGGGTTATGCACCATTTATGGTAAATCGTGGCCTTTCTTATTTTAATGATACTGTTTTATTCGCTAATGAGATGAATCGCTACCATCATCTGAATCATCGTTTACAATTTGACTTTCTTATAAATATAATTCGAAAGCGTAAACGGTTCTCTAAATGGATGAAACCTGATACTGCTAGTGACGTGGAAGTTGTTAAGGAATATTATGGCTATAGTAATGAAAAAGCCCGCCAAGCCTTGACCCTTCTCACATCTGATCAGATTAATGAGTTGAAGAAAAAGGTTTATAAAGGTGGAAGAAAATAATAACATCGTCGAATGGACGCCAGGATCAATGCTGGAAATAACATTGAACGAGCCTGATGATTTCTTAAAAGTTAGGGAAACGCTAACACGTATTGGTGTTGCATCTCGTAAAGATAGAAAACTATTTCAGTCGTGCCATATTCTACATAAGCAAGGTAGATATTTCATTGTACATTTTAAAGAACTCTTTCTATTGGATGGTAAAAAATCCAATCTAGAAGAGAATGATCTAGCACGTAGAAATACTATTGCTCAGTTGATGAGTGATTGGGGTTTGATTAGTATTGATAGTGGAATGAAAATTGAACCACTTGCTCCAATGCGTCAGATTAAAATCATTCCTTTTAAAGAAAAAGACGCCTGGGAATTGTGTCCAAAATATAATATTGGAAATAAATAAGTTTTACTATTTACTTTTAGAAAAAAGTAATTATATATAGATTAGAGATGCCGATAGTCGGGTCTCGTTTTTAACCTTGCATAAGTCATGGAGGTACATATGACTGGAACATTCGCTTTTCCGCGAAACGCATTTCTTGGTTTCGACCACATCTTTGATCAGCTTGAAAACATTCATAAGCATTCAAAGGATACCTATCCACCACATAACGTAGTGAAAGAGGATGAACTAAAATATTCCTTAGAACTTGCTGTGGCTGGATTCAAACAAGAACATATTGATATTGAAGTAAAAGACCATGTCCTTTACATCAAAGGTGATCGTCCTCAGAGACGTGAACAAGATAAGTATGTTCATAAAGGTATTAGTGCACGAAATTGGAATAAGTCATTTAGACTGTCGGAATATACCGAAGTAACTGGAGCAGATCTGACGGACGGAATTTTGACTGTCAATTTAGAAGTCGTCCTTCCAGAAGAGAAGCAGCCTCGTAAAATTTCAATCAGAAAAAACGAGGAACTAACAAATGACCACAATCGTACTAAAAAGCTTAAGTCTGCCTAAACTTTCCTTTAACTGGATCGTAGAAGTATTTTCATCAATTGGCAAATCTATGATCGTTTCACGCCAATGTGTAGCAAACGAATCTGTAGCAAAAGCCTTATTGCATGAATATCCAGAGCATACATATCATAGTCTCCTAGCAGAATTGAACCGTTTAACAATTCAAGGAGCATACAATGATAAATAATCTTTGGAAATATTTCTTTAAAAAGGCTGGCTGTTCAGCCGATTCAATTTGGGAAGTAGAGCAATTGCTCACGAAACAAGTAAATAGGATCAACTAATATGTGGCCCTATACTGAAGAAGAGAATAGACAATTAAGCTAATAACAAAATAGGAGAATAGCGATGAAAGGTACTGAACGTCAATGTCAAAACTGTGGGCATAGGTGCCATTGCTATTCTCCTGACTGTGAAGAATGTCACAACGATGTATGTACTACATGCGATTGTGATAAACCTAATATAAGAGATATTCCAGACTCATTTGTAGGAGAAAATTAATGAATATCGATAATTTAAGAGAACAACTAAAAATTGACGAAGGTGTAAAATATGAAATATATCTCGACCATTTGGATTTACCTACTTTTGGTATTGGGCATTTGGTCTTGGAATCAGATCAAGAATTTGGAGAACCAGTTGGAACTGCTATCAGCGAAGAGCGAGTCAACGAGTGCTTCGATAATGATGTTGAAATCGTGCTTGGAGAATGCAGAATCTTGTACCCAGACTTCGATGACCTACCCGAAGAATGCCAACAAATAATTGCTAACATGATGTTCAATATGGGCCGTCCACGCCTTTCTAAATTTAAAGGAATGAAACGTGGTGTAGATGCTCAAGATTGGCAAGCCGCGGCAGACGAAATGGTGGACTCTGCATGGTACCAACAGGTAACCAATCGTGCAGAAAGACTGGTAGAAAGAATGAGATCTTTGTAAAAAAACATCTTTACATTACCTGAGATTTGTGTTATACTTATGAACAATCAGGAGGCAAGATGAATTTTTACACATCAGTTGCGAGATACGGTAACAGCATACTCTATCGTGGTTATAATCACCAGGGTCAGCGTATAGTTAGAAAAGACAAATTTAAGCCAACCCTTTTTATACCGTGTAAGGTAGACGAGGGTTGGACTGCTATTGATGGTCAAGTCGTAGCACCCATCACATTCGATAATATGCGTGAAGCCAAAGAATGGTTACAGACCTATGATGGTGTCAGTAACTTTAACATATATGGTTCCACAAATTACATTCATCAGTATATCACTGAAAAGTTTCCTAAAGAAATTGAATTTGATCGTGATAAGATAAATGTATCAACAATCGACATTGAAACAAAATACGACAACGGCTTTCCTGATCCAGAAATAGCTGACCAAGAAATTACGGCTATTACAATTAAAAACAATTTGTCTGGTGTCTATTGGGTTTGGGGTTGTAAAGATTACGACACAGAAGCCGCTCTGATTAAGCCTGTAAGATACAAAAAGTGTAAAGATGAGTATGATTTACTACTCAGTTTCTTAGATTTTATTTCAGACGAAGCAAAAGCTCCTGATGTTATTACTGGTTGGAACGTAAGGTTCTTTGATATTCCATATCTTATCAATCGTGTAGAACGTATGCTTGGTGGCAATGCGGTCAAGAAGTTTTCACCATTTGGTCTTGTTGATAGTAGAACAATACGAAAGTTGAATCGTGAACATATTGTCTATGATATAAAAGGTATTGAAACACTCGACTACCTAGAATTGTTTCAGAAGTTTGGCTACACATACGGCACACAAGAATCATATGCTCTTAATCATATTGCATATGTCGTTCTTGGTGAAAGAAAGCTTTCTTACGAAGAATCAGGTTCTCTTAAGAACTTATACGAAGACGATTTTCAAAAGTATATTGACTATAACATGAAAGACGTTGAGCTGGTTGATAGACTAGAAGACAAGATGGGTTTGATTACACTTGCCATGACTATGGCATATAAAGGTGGTGTTAACTATCAAGATACTTTTGGCACAACTGGCATTTGGGAATCTATTATCTATCGTAAACTTCTTCGTAAGAACCAAGTCTCTATAGCTACAAAAGCCCATGAACCAAAACAAGAATTTGCTGGCGGCTTTGTCAAGTCTCCGCAAGTTGGCTTACATGAGTGGGTAGTTTCTTTTGATTTGAATTCTCTATATCCTAACATCATTGTCCAATGGAATATGTCA